CAGGATTGATCAGGACCTTCTTGATCGGTTCGACCGCGTAAATGAAGCACTGATGCAAAACAAGAGTGAAGTCATCCGACAATTGATGAGGAAATATGTAGAGGAAAAAGAGGAGGAGTTGAAAGTGAAAGTTAAAGAAATCATTGAAATACGTGATAATTTCCCAAATGACGACGAAGCGTATACCGTCGGGAAAGCCGAAAATGGAAAATACTTTTTCGCTTGGGGGCCGGAATATCCGTATGCGGACGAAGTGCCGGGGTACAACATCCCGGACGGAGAAAGTGGAATAAGCTGGCATGCCACGGAAAAACAGGCCATGACGGAGATGAAAGAAACAGCGGAAACTTGGAAAACTGAATAGAAGCGAAATAGGCATATGGCTTTCACGCCATGCCTCCGGTATATTTCCTTCATGAAATGTGTCGGAGATGTGGCGTGAAAAAAAATATCCATTTCATGCGTGGGACCAGTCGCAAGGGTGGTAGGTTCGACTCCTGCCATCGCTAGCACAGTAGTATGGACTGGCGGCAGCGAAAAATCCGTCCGGTAAGTGACGGTCAGGTGGGAGACGCTGCAAATAAAATTAGCCAATAAAAACAAGTTATATCCCGATAGAAACAGCAAAATTAAAATTTCAAGCCCCCGCAAATGCGAGGGCTTTTCTGCTATTCCCTGGTGGATTCTTATTATTGCCGGCTCCGGCTTATTTTACCCGCAGCTTTTGGCCAACCCGGATCAGGTTTGGATTTTTAATCTTATTTAGCGCCACCAGGTGACTGACAGACGTGCCAAACCGCTTTGCAATTTTGGTTAGATTGTCCCCGGTCTTAACCGTGTAGTATTGCGCTGTGGAGGCACTCCCGGCGATTTTTAGCTTTTGCCCTGCATAAATTTTATCAGGGTTGCTGATGCCGTTTAGGCTTTGCAGCTTGGCCACTGTGGTGCCGTACTTTTGCGCGATACCGGACAGCGTATCGCCAGGCTTAACGGTGTAAACGGTAGTCCTGTTGTTATCCACTTTTTTAACCGATTTTGTCACTTGTGCGGCCGCCTTTTCAACGCCTCCGGTAAAGTAGGATAGCTTTTTGCTGCCGTTTAATAGATTAAGATCCACGGCGCCCGGGTACCATGCTACCCTGCAATTTTGGCTGTACTGCCACAAGTCGCATGGATAATCTGGCTTCTTGTCCGGCTTGCCGTTATCTGCGCCGTACCGCGGCAGCCATAAAAAATCCGCCTTTACTTTATCCATCCCGTACTTTTTATAGAGCTCGTGCGATACATACAGCCCTACTTTATGCCCAGCGGCTTTGCATGTGTCGATAAACGCTTGCGCCGCCTGTGCAAGGTTTTTTGTGCCGCATGCCTTAACCGTGTCACCTTCCACGTCCAGCGCTAAAAATTTTGCGGCCGGGTCCGACCTTCTTAAAAAGTCTCTTGCCTCGGTTTTTGCATCGTTAACTGACACGAAACACCCGTAAGCATAATGGCCAAATGGCACCCCATGTTTTTTGCAATTTGCAACGTGATTTTTATGTTCCCTGTCCTCCGTGAGTGACCCGTATTGTACCCGGATAATCGCCAGGTCAACGTCTTTACCAAATTGTTTCCAATTAATTTTATTCGCGGGCTGATGGTGTGATAAATCTACAATTTGCCCCATTTTAAAAGTCTCCCTTCTAAAAATAATAAGAGCAACCCTATGGCTGCCCTTATTTTGTAAGATTTTGCTGTTTTAACACTTCTTTTTGTTTTTTGCCCTTGGCTGTTACGTAGTTATTTTTAAACCATGCAATTACCGATGTTACGAGCGTAAATAGTGTAGATAGTACTTCCGTTTGCTGCTCCGCCGTGCCCGGTATTTTATACAGCCCGCAGCTAACCAGGATTTGGTTGAGCAGCGCAATAAACAGTACCAATGTCCGGATCAATGTGCCTTTATCTATTTTCATTTTTTAGTCTCCCTTATAAAAATTTTTCGGCCAGGCTAATCAGCCCATAAATTAAGCCCCCACCACCAAAAAGGGCAAGGGCCAAATCCCATTTTTTATACGCATTATTTTTCCGAATATTTAGTGTGTGCTCGAGTAACCTGTTTAGCAATTCCTGCTGTTCTTCTCGCTGCTGGTTGATCAGCTTTTTCTGTTCTTTTCCTTCCACCAGCAACGTTTTTTCTATGCGCAGCTGGCCTGTCTCTACCGCCTGCATTTTGTTGGTCAGGTCGGCATAGTTTTTTTCTAACGCTGTAATCCGTTCTTCATGATTCTCAATCCTTTGATCCACGGTCATCTCCTCCAATGGATCCGTACCCCCTAACTCATTAAGATGCTGTTTGTTCTGTGGTGTCTGTGGTTAAGTTTGCAGATACCTTCTGTTTAATTAAGTCTGCCAGCTTGTTCATGTCCCCAGCTGCTGCCAGGTATTCGTCCTTGCTTACCTCTACAAAGCCATTAAGATTAAAGGTTGCTCCTGTGCTATTAAAATACAAATTTAGGCTTGTATAACCGCCGTCATACCCATTTTTATAATTAAAGTTAATAGATGTGATTGCAATATTCATCATTCATTTCCTCCCTTTTCTGGTGTTTGTTCCGCATGCTTTGCCTTTTCTGCCGCCAATTCTTTCTCTAATGCTTCTTTTTTCTCATTCACCTCCTTCAATTGTTCTTCCAGTTTCTGGATTTCTTTTTGCTGCAAGCTTGCGAGTGCCGCTTGTGTAGCCTTTTGGTCTGCCAACGTGGCGACTTGGTTTTTTAAGTCTGCAATAATTTGCGGGTAAAATTCCTGCGCTTGGATTTCCATTTTATGCCTCCAATTTTGCCAATCTCGCTTCAAGATCAGCTATTTTTAATACTAATTCTTGATGATAATTTACAAGTGCCTTCGTCGATAGCATGAGCGCCCCTACTATGTCATCACTTTTCTTCTCTTCTCCGTTTTCAGCGATGAAGGAGGTATCCATGCTATATCCGCCACCAATGATAGGGCCAATGTGTTTCTCAGTTTCGCCTTTGAAATTCCAGCTTACTACGTCTGTTCTTAATATTTTTTGCAGGGCGTCTTCAGGACTGATCTTTTCAAAATTTTCTTTAAGGTCATATTTCGATGAACTTGACCATGATTTAATATGGATTTGAATTAGGTTGCCATTGGCACCTGTAAACCATAAATCACCATTATCATTTGTTTGTATGGTGTGGTAGCCAACCTTCATATTGTTTGGCATAATCCATTGGTCTGCATGCACTTGTCTAACCGTTATATCTATTCTGCTTCCATCTGCGTTAGTAAAATATAATTGACCTCCATCATTAGATATGATGGAATGAGCGCCATTGAATGCGATGTTACCAAATTGTGCATTGCCATTGGAGATAATTGTGCTTTGACCATTATAGTAATCAATCGAATATATAGCATTAGCTGTAATTTGGCTCACTGTCTTATCATTTTCAGAAAATGTAATTAAACTTGGTTCAATAGTTGTTTTGGCTGCAGTAGTATTAGTATCCGAGAAACCTGGATAATATATTTCGATTATACCTGATGATAAATACGTGTGCCTTGACTCATCATCATCAATGTGAATTGGGAATCTATAAGTTGGATTAATTTTAACGGTATCGTAATTCCCCCAAGGGTTCGTAACCGTTGATATAACATTTACGCTGCCAGAAAAACTCCCTGACGTTGCATTGATTACCCCTGTGATATTTGCGTTTTTCGCAACCAGGTTTCCGGCTGTGTCTACACTAAAGTTTCCGTTTCCAATGTTTATGTTCACGCCGGAAATATTTCCAGCTGTTACACTTCCGAGATTTGCTGAAAGTGCAGATAAGGTTGAAACGTTAAGTTTACTTGCATCTATGGAGCCGGCGGCAATACGTGCGGCGTTAAGCGTCCCCGTTGTAATTTTAGATGCATCGATGTTTGCAACGGTGGCTTTGCTTGCATCCAGCGTCCCCGTCACAATATTGCTGGCGTTTATGTTTTTGACGGTAATCACATTTGCGTCAATCGTGCCCGCCGTAAGCTTGTTGGCTGTCACGCTTTGTATCATTGCATCTTTGATAACCGCATTGTCGATCGTCGTTTGCCCCGTGATGTGTACTTTTTTACCATCAATCAAGATACCTTCTGTAGATACGTTGATCTGATTGATCACATCACCTTTTTGCACACGTAAATTGATGTCATCTGATAATTGACTAATCTGTGATTGAGTCGCCATGTCCTCCGGTGCGGGTTGCCAACTCGATGGCTTGGAACTAATTTCCAACATGAAATTTGACACCGTGACGTTCCCTGTTACATTATCTAGTCTTATTTGAATACCTGTTGCTGTACCAGAATCCGATAGTGTGAACGTTCTTGTATAATGTTTTAATGTCGTTGATGGCGCCCCGAAACTATAATTTCCCCACGGCGTATTATTCCATTGCACCCTTACGTTTCCGCTTGTTGTATCCGCTATAAGGTCGTAAGACATAGTTAATTGTTTTCCTACTAAGTTTGAAAAATCTGTACTTAAATAATATATAGTAGTACATTCATTTGTTCCGCCTGTCCCTTTTACTGTTTTTGGAGTAGATGTCCCTAATAAAAAGTTACGTCCACCGATTTGCAAGTTATCGAGATTTGTTTGCACAGCGCTAATACTGCTCGTCAAACTATTTGCAGTAGCCGTTAGTGCCGTCTGCGTCGCATATTTTGCGTCTGCATCCGTTTTGGTGATCCGTGCTGCAATTTGATCAGCCTGCGCGGTCAAAGTTGCTTCTGCCGTGCTAACCCTACCCGTTAGCGTGTCAACGGTCGATTTATCGGCTTTAAGCTGTATTGCATTGGTGTTTTGCTGAATAGCCGTTTCTGCAGAGTCTA